GACGCTCTTCCGATCTACAACAAAAAGATCATTAAATTTTCCATGAATAAGATTATCAATGACCTGATTGGCTTCTCCATTTGCGACATAATAGGCTTGTCCATCAGGGGGCTGAACATATTCTTTTTCAAGAAGTCCTCTAAATGTCTTGCCTTTAAATGTAATTGAATTTTTAGAAGTATCTACTTTTTTACCATCTAGAATTCCACCAAATTCACATTCTTGACAATAAAAAAGAGAACCTTTATCAAATTCTCTGTTCCATGATCCTATTGAGATAGACATTTGATAATCATTTGATGCGACGTCATACTTCCCAATCTCAAAATCAATTGATGAATTTTTTAATACACCCAGTTCTTCATATTTGTCATTTGTATATATGAATTTCATTAAAGCCACCTCGGTTCTGTTCTCTTATCAAGAATAATCAATTCGGCTTTAAAAGTTCCATCCCATCCTACAACATTTGAACCACTAGGTATTTTTGTAAAAAAGTCGCTTCTAGACATATCTCTATAATTAAAGAGATTTCTTTTTTCACCATAAACTGAAACACCAAAAATAGTATTATTAGTAGAATTTATTTCTAAATACTCACCAGCCATTAATGATGTGTTAACTTGATATAAAATATTGCCTACTTTTATATATGGATTCGCACATGGTCCATAAAATCTCATGATAAAATCAGCATCAGCTAATGAATCATTGATAGCTTGAACAGCACCCTTTTGATTGGAATATAAAAACGGATATCGATACGTATATTTCTTTATACCTGTCTGATTGCTTTTATCATCATACATAACCAAATTGTATTTCTTCTCTTTGATCCATTCCTGTTTGATACAGAAAATACCAAGTTCTACATTGGTCCTTGTATTAATATTAGCAATGCTAGTGTTTGATGAAACAATATAGCATTTAATATAATAATCTCCAAAGTACAAAGTTCCTGGTGTTTCATTAATACAATCAAGTTCAAATATGTCGCACATTTTATCCAATGTTTCTTTTCTTTCTTTTAGACTTCCTCTCAATGTTAAAGTAATTGTATAAGTATAATTACCTATACTTAAACTAACACTGTCATTTTCAATTGTAGTATTCCATTTTCTTTGATGAAGATAGCCACTTGTTGGAAGAATATTTGCATCTACAAAGTCAACACTATAATTTTGAGAATTTATATATCTTACTCTCATGAAAATACAACCCCCAAACTTTTCAACATACGAATGAAATCTCTATCACTAAAATCATTACCTGTATCACCTTTATCAGCAATTACCTTCAATAATTTAATAATGATTTCTAATAGATAATTTACATCATTATTTGAATTTGATTTATTTTGTTCAGTATCAAAGCCTTCACTTGCTAAATCCAATGTTTGTTTTGAAATACCGTTCATTGCATCATATACATCTTTAGCATTTGCTTCAATCCCAACTGCAATACCTTGAGGAAGATATTTACCAACTTCATCAGCCATGACTTTTGAAGGTGAATGAATTCCAAAGAAAGATTTCAATCCATTTAAAACAGCATCTCCAAATCCCTTGATTTTTCCTAAAATCCAATCTTTTACAGAATTGATACCATTCCATAGACCTTTAACAAGGTTAACACCAACATTTGTACTTTCAGAAAAGGAATGTTTAATACCATCAACAATTGCTTTTCCACATTCTTTTATCCAAGAGAGCATTCCCTTAATACCATCACCAACATTTTTAATAATATTTTTTCCTAAATTGAGCCATTGAAAAGCCATAAACGCTGAAACGATAGCTTGGATTATTTGAGGAATATTAGCCACGATTGTTGGAATTGCACCAATCAATCCCTGTACTAATTGCCAAATCAATTCTGCACCTTTTTGTAAAATTGTAGGGAAATTATCATTAATGATGTTTGCAAATGTCGTTATGATATTAGGAACATATTCTACAAGTATTGGTATTGCCGAAATGATTCCATCTAACAATCGGCTTAATAAATCAAACCCCATAGAAATCATCTCAGGTTCTTTTTGTGCAAGATTTGTTCCTATATCCTGTACAAATTGTAATATTTGAGGAAGTACAACAGGAACGTTTTGTACAAAGCCTGTTACCAAACTATTCAAAAGATCATAACCTTTTTGAAATAGAATAGGTGTTGCTGATATCAATGCAGTAGCAAATCCCTGAACAATGTTTAATGCCATTGGGACAGCATTATCAAAAAGAAATGTAGAAGCTGTAGTAATCAAATTGGATAAGGTACCTGTAACATCCCCTCCAATAGCTACATTTCCTAAAAAATCTTGTGCTGCAGCTTTCATTGAACCAAATGAACCACTAAACGTAGTAGCTGCTTCTTTGGCGGTTGTTCCTGTAATGTCTAAGTTATCTTGTATAACTCCTATAGCTGTATAAACATCCGCTAGATTACTAATATCATACTTTTGACCACTCAACTTTTGAGCATCTTTAAGAAGTCGTTGCATTTCTTCTTTTGTTCCACCGTATCCAAGCTTCAAGTTGTCAAGCATGGTATAGTTTTGCTTTGCAAAACCTTGATATGCATTTTGAATATCTTGTATATTGGTACCAAATTTATTGGAATTATCAGACATATCCTGCATAGCTCGGTTAGCTATGTCGGCCGCCTTACTTGTATCGCCTTTTAAACTTGAAATCAAAGACGCTGAAAATGAAGTAACATTTTCCATATAAGCATTTGCACTGACACCTGATGTTTTATAGGCTTCTTTTGCATAAGCTTTCATTTTATCAGCGTTTTCCTTATACAACGTTTCAATCCCACCTAAAGATTGTTCTAAAGCACCACCTTCGGTAAAAGCCTGAGATACAACTTTTCCAATTCCAGCAGCAACAATGATATTCTTTATTTTTGAAGCAATTGAATTTCCAGCTTTTTCTCCTGCTTCTTCAGGATCTTTCCCCATGGCCTGTTCAATCATGCCCTTCATTCCTTCAGCAGAGGGAACAATTTGAACATATGCTTTTGCTAAATTGGTTGCCATATTATCCTCCTTCCCTTATAATCTCTAATCTTGCTTTTTCATATTCTTCAACAGTTTGAAAACCATCATTGACAGTATTTTCTTCTCCATTGTTTAAAATAAGTGATACTATCGATTTAGGAGGATTGATGCCTTTTGCACCATCTTCTGTTTTCATCCAAATCAATCTTGTCAATTCATCTGAAATCATTGATAAAAGCAATTCCACAAAAGGAACCTTTTGATTGCTCAACTTCATTTTTATTCTTGAATTTTCCCTCAAACCAACTGAAAAAGTCGCAACCATATATGCTGGAAGCGACTTATAATCATATATTTGATAAGTTTCTGCTAAATCACAAATTAAAGCATCCTCATCAGTTTTTATCATGTTGGCGAGGATCACTAGTTTTTTACTTTTTTATTTGAATTAAAAATGTCCATGATGTTTTCTTGCATTTTGCTTGTAAGAACTCTACCTGTTTTTTTATCTCTGCAGAATTTTTTTAATCTTTCATATTGGGCATTTCCTAAAAGCTTTTTAGCAAAAGGAACAACACTTAAATATTCATCATTGTTCATTTCACTTAAAATTTCAATAAGTTCCCAATCATCACCTACTGTATCATCTACAGAATAATGAAATCCTTGTTTTGTAATACCAGTTATCTTCATCTAGATTACTCTCCTTCTTTTTTCTTGATCATATAATCATAATGGGATGTTTCTGTTTCATCAGGAACTCCTGAAAAAGTTATTTCATAACCAATAGCATCACTATCAGAATATTTAATTTCACCAATTTCAGTAATCCCAGCACATGGAATAACAAGTCTTTTTAAAATTTTCCCTTTTAGAATCATATCAATGACCCATGAAAACTGTTCAGGTTCCTCATTTTTAGCCTTGATTGTTAATCCAGTATCTAAATCTCCAGTAACATTACTGGATCCATAAACTGTTTTCAATACATTTACGTTCAATGATTCAATCAACTTTAATTTAAATGTATCCTCTTTTCCAGAAAATAAATTTAAAACAACAGCTCCACCCCATGCTTTTTGAGTATCTGTTTCAGGTGAGTTATTGTTTGAAACTCCATCATCTGAACAATATCCTAATGAATTGAATTTATCATCCAATTCACTTTTTGCATCTTCTGGTAGTTTTGTACCTAAGGGTGCAACAAATACTGAACCACCTATTTTAGGTTTAGCTGCACTTACATTTTTTGCGTCCATCTATATCTACTCCTTTCTAAAAATATCCAATATCAAACACAGCCTGATATCGATATTTCTTTATTGTTGTATCTGTATAATCATAATCACTATTGAGATGTAATGATGTGATCTCATCCAACTCAATTAAGTCATACATGGCATCTTTTACTTTTTCATTGAGTAAAGATGCTTTATATTTTGAAGACGAATACGATTGAATAAAAAAAGTGGCCGTGTTTGTAAAATCAAATCTACTACTGCCACTTTTACCAATGAGTACATATTCAACTTCATTAATATTTTCAAATGTCACAGGAACATTCAATTTGTTTTTAAGATAATTAAAAACAATTTCTTCAATCATTTTTATCACCTCAAACTTTTTATTAATGTATTGTTTTTGTAGTTATCTTTTATTGTTTCTATTGTATCTGCCCTAACAGATGCATTTACACGATTAGTTCCAACATGAGAAGATATCTCATATCCTTCACCACCAGCAGCTGCTTTGGTTGCTTCTGCATGTTCTAGGCAAATATCCATCATTTCTTGAGATCTAAGTAATTCCCTTACACCTTTTTTATCAAGTACTATTTTAGCCATATCTTTCTACCATTACTTTCTTATTCCAGTCTAAAGGAATATTTTCATCTATTCCTTCAATTGCAAAACCTAATACATGCCACTTTCTTCCTAAAAAAACAACATTGTTATCTTCCCAAGAATTTTGGTCACCTTTAGGAATGGCAAGTGTATAAACTGCTTTTTTACCGGTTAAATTTTGTGAGGTAATAATATCATTGTCTGATGATGGTGAAACAAGAACATTTTCAACTATGATTTCTCGTTCTCGATAAATAACTTGTCCAAAAGGATCTTCATCAACCTTTATTTTTTGTAATAAAACAACAGGAATACCTTTAATCATTGCCATAAATATTAATTACACCTATTCTTTGTCTACGCAAACCTAGTCTGGCAAGCTCACTTTTTTTAATGAACAATCCTCCTCCAGGTACCAAAAAAGTACCTGATACAGAGTATCCAAGAGCTGATTGTGACATCTGTTCCATAGGTTCGCTGTTGGTTGAGGTCATCAAGTTACGAGCAATAATATCAACACATACACTTTTAACTACATTTTCATATACATCTCCATTTTCTATCATTTGGTCAAGATTTTTCCCAACTTTTTTTGCTTCTTGTCTCAAGCAATCTGAAACAACAGTTAATAAAATTGTTGCCTTTTTTGTTTCAGCTACTGTTAAATCTCTAAACAGCAAAGTAACATCATCTATTGTTACAAATGGTATCATTACTCATCAGCTCCACCATCTTTAGGTGGTACATCTTTATCAGCATTCTTTTTAGGCTCTTTTTTCTTTTTTTCTTCAATTTCCCAATCACCACCACTGATAATCAAATCAGTAGTGATGGTTGCACCTGTTTTTTTATTCCTATATGTTGCCATTATGCTTTTACCACCCTTGTAAATGAATTAGCATCTAGGATTCCCCATCCCATAAAGACTTCCGCACGAATATACACTTGATTATATCCTTGTAAGTCTCTTCCTGAATTGTCAGGATCACCAAATTCAATAATTTTTAATGGAATATCTTTTGAATATCCCCATTTGAACATATTAGCGAAGTCACCTACAATTGCTTGGTCTTTTGTTTCTGAACCAAATGATACTGTATTATTTGTATCTAATGCTTGAGAACCTAATGTTGATGGTTTACCACCAAAACGGAATTCAGGATACAATGGATCTCCTGTCGTAGATTTCATTTTTGATAGATCACTACGTACTGCAGAGTTGATTACAATACCTGTTACTTCACAATCGGCATCCTCAACTGTTGCAATTGCTGTATCTAAGCAATCATCAGGATTATCATTTGCATAAGTAACGGTTTGTGTAACTTTGCTATCAAAGTTATTTTCTCCTACTACTGCAGATTTTTCGCCAGTTCTAGGATTTAAACCATGGAATGCAGCGATATCTAAACCTCTAGCAACTTTTTTAGCAAATCCTTCATTAAATTCTTTTAAAATATCTAATTGTTCTTCTTCGCTTGCAAACATAAATTCATTAGAAACACGAGCACCATATTCAAATTTGATTGGAACAATAATTACTGGATCCACTGAAGCTCCGCCTTCACTTTTCTTACCATTTTCAGCAACGATATCTACTTCATTATCCATAGAGAAAGTAAATTCTTTTGAACCATTAAATGGAATTGGTGTTTGCGCTGATAAAACAGCTAAACTTGATTTTCCCTTTACTTTGTTGATTAGATCCTTTGTTAATACAGGATCAAATAAATTTCCTTTGCTTAATACTGCCATTATCTTAATCTCCTTGTCTTAAATTTTTTAATAATTTCTTTAAAGCAACATTTCTTGCTTGCTCTTCATTAGCAACTGTTTGTTCACCTGTTGCTAAAGGTGGTTCTTTTTGAAAAAAGCCAGCAAATGATTCAGCATCTTTACGAATTTCTTCCTCATTTGAACCTTTCAGACGTGAAGCAATAGATGAAGGCAATCCCATTTCATTAGCAATTCTCGTTTTTACTGAGTCGGACTCATATTTTGCAATTTTTCCTTCATATTCTTTTTTCATGGTTGCTAGATCATCTGGTGATGTATAACCTTCGTATTTTTTACTGATTTCTTTTTCATAATCGGCTTTTAATTCTGCTAATTTATCAGGACTTACAAATCCTTCATATTTTTTATTTTCTCTAGCCAATCTTTCTTTGATGGCTGTATCAAATTCTTCTTGTGTTTTAATTTCTTTAAATTCACTCATTTGTATTTCTCCTATTTACCGTTAGTAACGTAATTTGCATAAAAAAACGAACTTTCGTTCGCTTAACAACTTATTTTTTGTTTCTTCTTAACACCTTTGTATGTTGCACATGCCCAATGGGCCAAGATTACACTATCAAGCAATGCTATTTCATGTTCTTCCATCATTGCTTTAAATCCAAAACCGCCATTTGTACCAATTGCTCTTCTTTTACAGTTGGTTACAATTTGTTTTAAAGATGGCTGGTCATTATGACATATGTTTTTTGAAGATGTAACTGCCTGTTCAAACATATTGTTTGCTACAACCACATCCGATACCTTAGGAAGTACAGGTTTCAGCTTTATTCCATAGTCCTTGATTTCATCACTCAATATCTGTTGAGAGCCACTTCCATCAATAACAACTTTTTCTATGTCCGCTTCTTTTAGAAATGAAATGATCCATGTATTGCCATTTCTAACACTTTGACAATCAATCGATTCAACAAAAATCTTTTCATCTACCTTTGTAGCAATCGACATTGCAACATGTTTTCCATCCACTCCATACTTGATACCCACAAAAAGCTTATTTTGAAAATTGGGAACTGTTACAACTTTGAGATTTTCCCATTCCTTTTTCGAAAATTCACTGCCTTGTGAATATGATAGCCAATGTCCCAACCTTTGAATATTGAAATCAACATCATCTGATGTAATTTCATTTTCAATTACACGTTCTGTCAATCCTTGTCCTAAGGACGGGTTAGTTTCATACCAGATATCTCTATCATACGGATCATGCATATGCTCAATGGACCATTCGGCCCAGCCTGTATTCTCGCTTTTCCCTTCTAGAACCTTATCTCTCATTTTTTGAAATACTGTACCATGAGAAATTGCAGTTGGTGGTGTTCCTAACATAATGGTTTGAGGATTGGAACTTGCTGAAATAACATACTTTAGCGCACTTTCTTGATCAATCGTGTATTCCTGTGCTTCATCAATAACCAGCACATCATATCCTTCACCCAAACCACCGGTATTAGAACGAGTTCTAAAATTAACAAGATGATCTAATTTATAGGCTTTTCCTTTTTCATTCAATAAACGTATATTTTCTGAACCTTTTGCCTTAACTGACGTATATTCTATTTCCGCTTGGTCGAGCAATGCACATATTGTTTCAAATACTGAATGTGCTGTAGAAATCATATGAGCCGTATAGAGTATCTTTTCACCATGAGTTATGCCCCACATGATTCTCATAATAACATCTTCAGTTTTACCATTTCTTCGAGGTAAGCTATAACAAAAACGGGAATGAACCCACATCCCCTCTTTATCAATTGCTAAAATGTCATAAATCAATAGTTCCTGCCACTCTCTAGCAGTTCTTCCGGTTTTGTTGTAAATTTCTACCGCTTCCTTCCCTTTTGTTTCAATATAAGGAAGCACTAACGAAGTTGTAGGAGTTTGTCTTCCAATTCTTTTTTCAGACATTCCTTTTACCTCCTACTTCATATTCGCTTTTTTTGGTGGTGGTCGATACTCTTCACTGACTGAATAACAATAGTTACAGTTAGGTATATAGCACTCAAAAGTGATTTTTTTCATTTTTTGATGCTTTTTCTTATCGTAATATGGTTGAATATCACTTACAAAGCATACATGTCTATGCGGTCTTAATCCTTGTGCCATAAGATACCTCCTCTCCTTAAAGTTCCTTTTTAAGCTTCTTTAAAAGGCTCGTAATTCTAAAATTAGCTACACCATAAAATACTAAACTTAATAAACCAATTGATACTTGAATCAATAACGGACTTAATACAATCCACCACGACCAAGTTATAAAGCCTAATATTTTTGCTATAACAAAAATAATTAATAACGCATTTAACATTGTCATTCTCCTTTCTTTAAAATTGAGCAAAAGAAAAACCGACTACTGTCGGTTAACTATTCATATATAAATAATATTTGTCTTTGATATTTTTTGGTGCATCTTCTTTTAATTTGATTTCACCTGTTTTTTTATCAACATAGCACCAAGGAGCAACTTCTTCTTCAAATATTTTAATAAGTTCTTTTTGCCTTTTTGTGGGATTAACCATCATAACCAAGCACCTCCATAACTAATCTGTCTAAAAATTCATCAGAAACACTGTTTTGCTTATTCAAGACAATACAATCTGCTATCAATTCATTCAATGATTTTGTATTTTTAAATGATTCTTGTGCATTTTGACTTACGTTTTTTCTTATATACATTATATCATTTGTTTCCTGATTAAGCACATAATTTCTTAGTTTTTCTTCTAAATCATTTTTGGCTTGTAATTCACTTATATTGTTTGCTTGTTGATATTTTCTTACAACTTCCCAATGTTTTTTATGACCACCTAGTTCATGATTTAATACATCATCTAAATTTTTAGATGGAAAATATGAGGTATCAACAATTTGTGAAAACTTATTACTTATCAGTTCTTCACATATAAATAAATCATTATTTATATGATCATAACAGGCAATACCCTGTAATGCATTTTTTTGAACCACCACGATATTGTTTATTTTTCCATATCGATATTCTTGATTTATTTTAGTATTTAAGTATTCACACATTCTTTTTGAATTTTGCGAATATGTTTGACAATAGATATTAGAATATTTGTCATTTTTATACGTAACAAAAGAAATCTCTTTTTTTCCTAATTTCATATTGAAGGGTTTCTTTGCACCCATAAAATTTGAATTTTTCCTAATATTTTCTCTATAATCAATTCTTTTACTCCAAACATCCTGTACTTTCTTACTGCCATCTCCAGGATCATAAACTACAGTACAGTCGCAATTCGCATGTCTTCTAAAAACATTATTACCTGTATTGCTAACTTTACTGTAATCATAAACACCAGCCATTGACTGACACCATTTACATGTTTTTCCAACTGTTGTTCTAATGATTTTAGGCCTTAACCCCGCATTGTAATGAAAATCAGCATTTTTTCGAACTGAATCATCTACGACCGACTTTGCATTGGTTTCTAATGAATCAAGAAAACTTTTTTCACGTTGGGAGTACTTATCAGCATTTGAAATATAATCAATGATACTTGCTGTTTTTTCTTTGTTATATTCAGGAACAATTGCTTTTAATCCTAAATCAGCTTTTTTATTCAAAATATTTTGTGTAGCCTCACATTGTTTGGATACCAAATCATAATTTTGTTTGATCATTGGTTCAAGTAATCTTTGAGCAATGTTGTAATACATTTTTCCATCAGGAAGCATTTCTTCGTTGATATTTTCTTGTATTACCTTTTTTAAAGAAACTCCTAATTCTTTTGCAAAAGAAAGAGAGTCGGTATAATCTACCGCTCCCTGCTTTTGTTTTATTAAAATTGATTTTATTTTTTCATTAGCTTTTATTTCTTCATCAAACTGTTTTTGAATTTCTTCTAATAAAGAAGGAACGATATCATTATTCATCTATTTCTTCCTTAAACATATCATCTATATTTGAAGTTGATGAAGATGCACTATAATCGATTCCAGTAAGTTCTTTTAGATTGTCCTTATCAAAATATCCTGGTACAGCTTGATTGATTTTAATTGCTCCATCTCCAATAACTGAAAGAGCTGAAGCATCCGGTTCAAAAATCGGTGCCCATTTGATTTTTGTTAAATAAATTTGATCTCTTGAATATGTATAACCATCTCTCAAACATGCTGCTAAAAATCCAGCATTGATAAAACCTGTAGCAAATGTTTTTTGAGCTTTTCTTGCTTTCAATCTTAAATTTTCATGTTGTGCCTTGATTGCTTCAACACTTGATGGATTTTCAGTAGAAAAACCTAGATCATCTAATGTCAACCCTGTTTCACCAGCGAAAAGACTGGCCAACATTTTTAGTTGTTCAACATAGGGCGCCATTGATTGTTGGGCAAATTGGCCTACAGTAGGCTTGTCCCCGTCTTCATCCTTTGAGATTTGCATCAATGATGAAATAGTTGCCTTCCATTTATCCATTTCAGCTCCTGGTTCAAGTCCTAAAACATATTTTTGTGGGAATGAATAGAACTCAGCGGATACTTCACTTCTTTTTAGAGTTCTCATTGCTGCTTGCTGAATAGAAATACATGCTCTTGAAATAACTGAATGTCCAAATGGCCTTTTAGCATCAGGTCTATTAATAATTGGAACCAACAGTGGATACGGAGCTTTATTTTTGATTTTATAAGGTTTTTCACCTCTTTCATAAAAATATGTAACTCCTTGAATAAAATATGCTTCAATAATAGGATTCCCTAGAACATCTTCCTCTAATATGGCATATCCTTCAACCAACATATTTGTAATAGGATCAATAATCCCTGTTGCATGTCTTCCATCAATTACCTGTAAGCGAGGCATTTCTCCAACCTTTTGAGAAATATAAATAAAAGAACATGATGTAATCAATGATGAAATAATTGCACTGTCAAACAACACATCAGGATTATTCATGTCGTATATCTCTTGCATATTGAAATTATCATTAGAAAATTCAACAAAGGAAAGTCTATCAGCAATAGAGTCAACAGCCTTTGAACACCATCCTAAACATTCTTTTAACCATCTAAATTCAGGCGGTATTACACTTGAAATATCAACCATTTGATTTTTCATTTCATAATAATCGTATCTTGTTTCGCATCTTTCTTTCCTACTAGCAAGTTTTCTTCTTAAATATCCCATTCCTTTGTATTTCATATATCTTCTATTCCTTTCATAATTTCGTTTTGAGAGTCGTTTTCATAATCCGTGAGAAAATATTCACAGTACGGCATGAAGTCCGGAGAACGCATTTTTAGGGGTGGTATGCCCCCACCCTAAAAAAACGATTATTTTTTGCTTCGATACGTAGTCCAATCAATTATTTGTGGCAGTATTCTGTTTGATATGACTTTTTCGGTTTTTAGTGCGTTATTAGCAAAGATTTTGTCACTCTTTTGTCTATTGCATGTCATATGAGCCAATTGTAGGTTATCTAAATCACTTGGATGTCCACCTTTTGCTACTGGTATGATGTGATCAATACATGGTGACAATGGATGTGGATGTTTATAGCTGAAATCTACTGGCTTTCCACAAATCCCACATATAGTTTGAGTAGCATATATTCTTTTCTTGTTGTTTTCAAATTGCTTTCTATGTGCTCCATCTCTGTCTAATCTTTTAACCGCCATAAGTTATACCTCCATTTTTAAACAAAACAAAAAGCTCCTGAAACAAGAGCTTTTCATAATACTTCAATTGACAACAAATCAATCGTAAATGAATTCAAGACAAAGCGTTGACATTGTGGATGTCATCTTTTTGAAAACTTCACAATAACATAATAGCACCAAATAAAGGGGGAATCTTCCACATAGAAGCACTTTTTTAATCTTTTTTTAGTAAATTCAGTAGGATGTTGTCGACTTTTCGGTAAAGACTCTTATTATTAACGATATTGTAACGTTGTAAGCATTGTGTTTTTGAAAGATTATAATAGAAGTCCTCTATGAATTTTCTATCAAGTGCATCCATCTCGTTAAGATAATATTCAACAGTAGCAATACGTACATCCCAATGTTTTAGATCTTCTAAGTAATCTTTTTCATTTGACTGAATATAATCAACAATTGATTTTTTTAATTGATCCTTTTTATCAATCAAGTAGTTATACTTGTCAGCACTATCTTGAACAAAACCACCTAAGCCATCACTTTTACCAGGAGACTTAATAAGTTCCAATTTTTCTTCAACCTCTAAAAGTTTATTTCTAAGTGTTTTAAGAGGCGCTTCATAATCGTTAATTAATTTGTCACGTTCTTTGATTAGACTCTTATACGTACGAATTTCATTTCGAATAATTGGTAATGTGTGTATTGTTAAATGCATTTGTTATCCTCCTTGTGTTTTTAATTCTTTTAATCACGCTAAAGATGTTCATTATACTTTGCTATCCTATATATTTCTTAAAAGTACAATATTTTTTTCTGTTTTACAGAATTTTTTACACTAAATATAACTTAATAAATTACTTATAACCCCTAAAAGTGTTAAATTTTTTATATTCTTGAAACTCCATGCTTTCTATTGATTTATCAACACTTTTGTGGATTGTTACTCTTAAAAATTTAACCTTGGACATTGAATATCGTAAAACATGCTATTTTTCACACTTTTTCAATGTGATTACCTTGCTTGTCTCTTTATGAATTATCACTAAAGAATCTATCGTATTTTTTAGAAACCAATAATCTTTAGGATTCAATCCATTAGCAGTAATCAACTTCTTCATTGCTAAATTAATTCTTTTTGGATGTTTCATTTAGCTACCTCTTTTAAATACGGATAGTAATCGTTGCTTCATCACACTCATTTATTGAATCTAATGAAACTGATTTTATTTCACAATCTAATAGATTACCACCTAGATTGTTTAGATTGTTTTTTTCCGCTTCTGGTACAACTATTGTTGCTTTTCCTGCTCTTTGAATTAAATATTTTTCAACAGGATGTTTTTCTCTTTCAAAATATTCTCTAATTGTCATTTTTCTTTTCCTCCATATCTGTATTTTGGGGTACTATAACAGGATAAAACCTATCATTTTCATAATAGACTATGTCATTGCCATTGTATTGGATATTCAGTCTTTGGCAATTACAATTAGTTAGTATTTCAGATACTTTTCCAATTGCTTTGTATTTATTGTCATAGACATACATTCCACGCTTTATATCTCCAAACTTAAGAGGTTGAGGAGTGAAATGCTCCTCAATCAATCTTTTTAAAATATCAAATGCAAGTGGTGGAATATTAATTCCACCGTACATTTTCATATCGTTAAGTGCTTGTACTCAAATTTCTTTAGTCAACATCTTCCATCACCTCTTTTTCTAAAACATATTCAATAGATCCATGCTCTCCGATATGGTTTGCCATGACAATGCGATACCCTTCGTTTAAATATTGACTTAGATAGTTCGTATCTCCATTTGCATGACTCCTAGATACAACTTGCTTAATTTGTGGTTCTTTTTTACATTTTTTTAATTCTTCTTCTAATTGTGTTACATAATTTTTAATATTTTTGATACAAACATCAGCATCTTTGGATAAAATACGCATATCATCAAAAATAAACATATTATTAGCATTGTTTAATGACCTAAGCATTTTTTCAATGTCATCTTTAAAATTATTAAGTGCATTGTCAAACTTTTCTCTATTCACTGACATCTTCAACCCTCCAGTTTTTGTCCGCACGAATGACAATATTTTTGTCCTTCTATTAAAAGCAATTTACAAGAAGGACACACTAATGCTGTTCTTCGAACAATCGAACCATCAACAGTAACACCATCAGCAAATGCTATTAATGGTTTTTTTGTGTTTCCCTTTCTTTTAGTTCTTTATAATCGATAAGCCATTGTGACAATTGCTCATGTTCTTTAGCACATTCACAATCTCCTTTTGATTTTTCTTTGCAACGTTCGATTACTTCATCTAATGTCATTCTATCCACCCCAGTTCTTTACATTGTTGGTTGATTGCTTGGAGTTCTTCAACATATATTCCATTACCATTCATTTCGATAAAATGTTGATTTTCCGTATAAAATTCAATGTAATCTTTATTCGATGTATTTTCATACTTGATTTTTCTTAGTTCATCACCCATAAACTCCATTGATATTTTTTTATATCCTAGTTTTCCGAACATTTCTTTTGCTGTCATTTAAACCACCCTTTCTCCTCACAATAGAGATAAATAGCTTTTAATAGTTTGGCGCTGACATATGCTTCGCAATTACCATTGCATATACTAACTCCCTCACTGTCTTTATAAAATTTAAGCATGTCTTCCCCTGATCTAAAAGCAACCATATTTCTACTTTCATAAATTTTAGAGAAGCCCGCTTGCTTCAATGCTTTTTCCGACTCCATAATCAATACCCATTTTTAAGTCTTTCATAATTGATTTTGTTCTTTCTAAGGTATTCTTGATAGATTTCATCAAAAGAAAATTGTAAACACTTAGTTAATTGCAATAAAACTGTCAATTTATCATAACTATATGAAATATCACCGATCAAATAATCAAGTCTTTCTTTTTCTAATTCATCAAAGTGATTAATTGAATATTCATATTTAATTAAAATAATATCAATTGTATCATCGTTACTTGAATACCTCCGCGTCATTTCACTTGTCATAACAAAATGATAGACATCCACTAATTCTTCTAATACTCTTTTTTTATCTACAGGCTTTTGGCTCTTTTTCCACCAACACCATTCACCTTTCAATTCATGCGTTAGTTCTCCTAATTCATCAATAATTGCTAATTCTAATTTTTCTTCAGTCATTACTTCTTCACCGAATTCATTTAAAATGTTTTCATTCAATGTTCTTTGCATTTGAAACATTTCTTTTAATTGATTTTTTATTTCCATGTATTTCACTCCTTTTTTCTTTCAACTCATTTTGCTTTTTATAAGTAGCATCTAATGTTTGAGCAATTAATATTCCTTCTTTTGTAAGTTTAGGATCATCATAAATCAGCTTCTTATTACACATGATCAGTCTTTGTGCTTTTGTAATCAAAGCAAGATTGTCAAGTGTTACATTTTCCTTGTTTCCATCTAAAAATAATAGTGATTTATCTTCTGGAATAGGTCCATATTCCTTTTCCCATAACAAAATATGTTTTGGTTTCCAATTGATCAAGTGAGAATATTTGACACCTCTTTTATCAGATACCTTGACATAAATATATCCATCCGACCTTTTTCTTTCAGCACCAACAGGTACCCAGTTTTTAGGAGTATGTCCTTTTTGAAATTCGGTTTCAACCGAAAGATGTTCTCCTTTTTGGATTGGATTTGCTGGTCTAGATCCTTTTTCAAATCTTCCTGTAAGCCCTGAAATTAAATGAAGATTTCTTTTTTGTGCCTTTATTTGCTGACATGAAAAAGAAGTATTGAATTTTTCATTCATCAGTCTTGTACACTCTCTATTGCTGATGCCTTGATAAATCTTTTTCAGATATTCGACCTGTTCATCATTCAAAAGCTTTTTGTGTTTAATTCTAGAATAATCTATTTTAGAAATCCCAGATATAATTTTATGATTATCCTTGTAGCTTTTTATAGTTTTAGCACTCAAATTCGTTCCAAACTTTTTATTGAACATATCCGCTATTTCAGAATTCAATCGACCAGGAGCTATTTCAATGATGTAATCACGCATTTCCTGCGTATATCTCATACTCATTTTTTACTTTCAATGCCTAACATTTTGGGAAGCACAGGAGTTTCCCGATTGTAATCAGCTTGAAATTGGGCAGCTTCAATATGGACTCTAGCGTTATCGACAATTTGTGCACTAATATCTGCCATTGCTCTACTTCTTTTTATTTCGGCCTGAAGTTCTTCGTCCGTAAGATCATCATCGTTCAGTCTTTCTAATTGTTCCATCAAGATATTGTGCATATCCGTTAGTTTATTTCTTGGCATTGTTCCACCTCACTTCTATTTTGTAGCAGCAATGTATACTCTGCTTCTTTCTTTTTCAGCATCATCATTTTCCCAGCAAACGTATCTAAGGGTTGTTGCCGGTTCATCATGATTGTACATTTTCATGAGAGTAATAACATTGCCACCATTTTTAATATAAAAATATCCAAACGTTTTTCTAAGGGAATGCATTCCAAAAGTAGAAACAACACCGACCTCATCTGCATTTTTCTTCATGATCTTGTAGCCCATTTCACGTGTCAAAGGCAATACATAAGAAATACCTGACTGCTTTTTCTTTTGACCTTTGAAAAGATAGTCATGATCAGCTAGATGATTTCTTTCAATGTAATCTAAAACATCTTTATGAAGCCTTTTATCCATACGATAATGTTGCATTTTACCTGTTTTTAGCTCTTTGATATGAACATAACCTTTTTTTACATCAATAACTCTTAACTGTAAAAGATCATTTGCTCTAAAAGCAGTATTGAAGCCTAATAAAGCAATCATATAATTACGATCAGCTTGATATCTTTTTACATCAGTTGTCGCAAGATCTCTTTTTAAAAGAAGATTATTCATAAAAGAATTCAATAATCTCTTATCTTTGATTGGCAATGTTTCTTTTTGACCTTTGAACGTTTTTACTCTTCTTTTCGCCATGTTCATTCTCCTCACATTTGAATATTTTTACATTTTTATTACTTTATAAATTTTTTACTTTCATTTCTTTGATTTTTAAATGACAATTGTCCAACAATTCGTCTACTCCTAAATTTTCTTTTTTAGAAACATACACAAGCAAAGAAATTGCTGATAAAAGAATAAACTCATTGTTACAATCCTTTGTCCCACCAATTCTAATTTTTTCTTGGGGGCTTTCCTGTACAACCTGAACAATCATATGCTCTTTTCCTCCTAATCGTACTTTTCAAGCATAGAAAGTGCTTCATCATCAATCGGTATTTTCTCAACTGGTTCTACATAGTTGCTTTCTTTTTGAAAATCCTGATAAATATTCTTTTCAAATGCGCTTTTAAAATAATTCATCCGATTTTTTAAATGTTTAGTTTTCATTTTTTTCAAAATGTACTCACATTTGCAATTGATATCAATGCCGTTAAAAGATTGCTGATACGTATTTACAAGGTCATCAACAAAACTCACTTCATTCTCTAAGATTAAATCTTTTTTTAAAAGACATTCAGTAATGTAATTTAAACGAGGAGCCTGCTCCTCAGTTTTATCTTTCTCTTTTATCTTTTTATCTTTTATCAATGTATCTGTATCAGATACAGATACTGATACAGATACATAGGGGTTAGGGTTAGGTTCTTTTAGGTTACGGCTAGGTTTATTTAGGTTTTGTTTAGGTTTTTCTAGGTTATGTCTAGGTTCTTCTAGGTTTTCTTTTATTTCTTGAACAACCTCTTTATTTTTCTTAGGTCGTCCACCTTTTTTCCCGTTTTCGACACTTGCAACATAACGTTTATTTGCGTTATCAATTGTTGGTATCATAGCCGTTAAAAGAGCCTTTGCTATTGGTGATAGATCATCTCCCATTTCACCAGTCAAACCATACTCGGCAAGTGCCTTATAAACCTCAAGCTGCATTGATTCATCAAGCGCATTGATTGAATCATAAAAGCTTTTATAAAATATAAACCCATCTTTTTTTTGAATGTTTCCCATATAAAACAACTCCTTTTTTAGGAGCTATTCTATAGCCCCTTGAAACTTATTATTTGCATTTACTACTTCTCTTTTTTCTTGCAACCTTGAACCAACAACAATTGGTGGAAGTTCTGGAGCAACTTCACCATCAAGGTTTATTTGTCCTGTAACGACACCGCCTAGTTCTGAAAGTTTTGAACCTAAGAATTCACCTGTTGCAGGTTCAAATTCTTTTGTATTTATCAATGTAATAGGTTCATTTAATTTTGGCGAAAGCTTTGGTACAACCTTGTATCCTACTGTTAATTCATTTCTTTTTTTGTTTGGTGTGATTCTAATGCTTACCTTGATTTCTCTTGCTTTGAAGTCAGTACTTTCGTCATTGATATTGAACATCACTTGTTCAAGCGCATTATCAATTTGACGAATGATATTTCCACCCTCAATATCCAATATAGATCTGCTTCTATTCATAGTGGTCACCTATAAAGCAAGAATTACATCTTTTCTTTCAATTTCTTTATCAAGAGCAAATTTAAAGTAATCTTTTAATCCATCTTGAACTTTTCTTTCAAAAATCCCTTCATCACACACCATTAGAGCTACCTCTCCATCACGGCTAACTCTTAAATTAAACTTTCTTCTGATTTGATTAATTTCTGGATAAGTTCCAATAGGCGTTAACGCAACAATTGGATTGATTGTAACAGCTTCGTTTGTATTAACTCCTTCAGTTACTTTCAATTGTGCTCCAATTCCATTATCAACCGCTTCAACCTTGCTCACTTTATATAGTTTAGATATGCTTTGAATAAAATTATCAGTGTTTTTGTCTTGTACGAAACAAGTATTAACGTTAATGATCATTTGTTCAGCAGGAATGAATCTGTTCAAAATAGCCTTTGGAACAATTGGATTCGCTTCGAAAATTAATTGTCTTCCATATGTATTATCTATAGAAGTGTATACTCTGATATTATTTCCTCTAGCGGTTATAATTACTGGCAAATGAACATTAATTGCTGTACTATCATTTTCAATGAAGTTTTTGATCATTTCTTTAAGCGCTGTAAGGCTTTTAACTTGTACAGGTTCAATCTCTGGCACTGTAAAGCGAGTAAGTCTTTCTCCTTGATGGATATATCTTTCGCCAAAAATATTGCATTCTTCTACCTTACAATTTTCTTGGGCGTTTGTTAATTCTTGAATTTTTTCGATTGCTTTTGCTAACATTTTTTCTTCCTCTTTTCATTTAATATTTTTACTGCTATAATTTGTTTGGAAATGAATTTAGAAGACGGCATTTATTTGTTGTCTTCTTTTTTATTGAACTTCTTTTTCTATAAAAACCACTCCTTTGATTAAAAAAGGCACCGTTTAGTAAAAAACGCTAGAAATACTTTTTTTATGTCACTTGCTCTTCTTTAAATGTTTGTGTTTTTTTATTCATAATGTTACAGGGAAGTATCACATGAATAAAAACGGTGCCTAGAGGCTTATTATTACCTCTTAGCAAACACAAAGGGATGGTGATTTTAAATATACATACAATGTTTATAGAGGAATCCTTTGTATTTGCTAACAAGCAATAATGCTTGTTATTTAAAAAAACTGTGACAAAATAGATTTAAGCTCTTCATGAGCTTCTTTTGGAAGTTCTCCAGGCATATTTTCTATGATAAAATCATGAATTTCTTCCATTGAACATCCTCTTGAATACATGTCACTTGCTTTTGTAGCAAGACCCACAGAAGATACAAACTCCGCTTTTCTTCGTAGTTTTTTTAGTTCTTCTTGAACTAGTTGAACAGCCGAATCACCAAATTCCATAATATCCTTTACAGATATTTTTAGACTTTCATCAGCTCTTGCTAGTTCATCTTCAACAAAGTACGCATTAATTCCAAGACTGTTCTTTGTTATGATAATTTTCATTCCAAAAGTTTCATGTGATAAATCAACATTTTCTTTCATTACACCAGCTTGACTGCATGAAAAAGAATAAGAATCTTCTTTTTCATCATATATTCCGTTTTCTTTAACAAATTCTTCCATACTTTTTTTATTCATAATTATTTCTCCTAATATATACTTCTACGTTGTATTTTTTAATCGTTGGGTTTTCAACAAAAATATCTATTCTATTGCCTTTGATTGCACCACCGCAATCTTCCGCAAGATATTCATTTCCATTGATTTTTATAATCGAACCATATGGAATGATTTCAGGATCAACAGCAATCGTCTTACCTTCTTGAGCGATTACACCTGTTGATGTCAAACTTCCATACTTGTCCTCACCTGGCCAGTAATATGTAATTGTAAACTGACCTAGTGCTTTTCATTTTGATAATTCATCTACTTGTTTTTGAAGTTGGTCTTTTTCAACCGCCATACATTCATACATTGCTTTGTACTTTGTATATTCTTGAAGCTGACCTTGCATATCATTGAGTTCATCCTTGTACAACTCAATTTGTTTACTTTGTTCTTCATACTTTGCTTCTACTGATTTAGCTTGAGCATAACCAGTTCCTGCAAAAATTAAACTTGCTACACAAGCACCAAACAATGTAACCTGTGCTTTTTGTGTTAATTTCATATTTGCAATTCCTCCCGAATTTGTATATAATTTATGTGCTATGTTGTGCACTCGTTTGTTTTGACGAGTGCTTTTTTTCATTTAAAGAATTAAGCAATGCAATGATTAATTGCTCACTAGGACTTTTACTGAACTTATTCATATAATCCTCAAATGCTTTTCTTGGAATGTGTACGTTTCTTCTAGTACCAGATATTGCAACACTTCCAGGAAAACATCCTTGTTGAATTGCATTGATTATGAATTCTCTACTCTTGTGAGTAATCTTCATGACTTCTTCAACTGAAATGTTGTTTTCATCCATGATTTATCCCTCCTTTCATAATGATCTAACTAAAATTGCTAAACAGTTACCTATAACACAAGAAACTGTAATAACTGCTACTATACCTTTAGATGTCATAACTTACCCCTCCTTTTTGCCTTGGTAATAGTTCTTGCTAATTCCCACCATGATTTTTCATACCAATCACGACTTTCTTTTAAAACCACACAAGTGATGATCAGTACAACATTAAGCAAAATTGAAATACATAAAATCCATTTCATAACTACTTATCCTTTCTAATTAAAAACTTCACCAAATACTTGTTTATGCAATTTGTCGTGTTCATCTTTGGAAATAAGCTTCAATTCATAGGCAGTAGCAAGAACACCACATAAATACATGTATTGGTTATTTACAGCGCCATAGCATGTATCAAGATTCGATTGTTTTTCTTGACATTCTTCAATTAAACAATCTTCAAATTCTTTTCTTGCTTCATTTCTTTTTTGGATTTGTTCATCAAGGAAATCCTTTTCAAATTTAATTTTCTTTTTGATAACTTCAACTTGTTCTACTTTAGTCATAACTTTTTTCTCCTTCCTACTACTGACCACCAAGGAACCAACCTCTATTACAAAATGAAAACTTCACGTATTGTATTAATAAGAAATTTGTTATTAATTTGGTGTTTCTATGATCATCAACTTTAGGAATCTAATAAAATAGGCTTTGTTAGAGATTGATTCCTGGATGATCAGTAATTTATTTAATTGTTTTAACTAGTTTTTAAAATTATGTTAGAATTATTAATGATACCTTCTTACCTGATAGGAGCCTGCCATTTTACTCCATATGCAAGGAGGTGATAGAATGCCTAAACGTGCTAATGTGAAAGTAGTAAGGGAATCAAATACTGGTTTAAACAACCGTGTATCTATCAACGGTCAAACTTATACTAATAACCAAGCGTACAGAATGGCTGTTAACGGTAAAGTTCCTGGATATCACGGTGTAAATAACAATGGTACTAAATTCATTCGTAGCAATCCTGATAACAACAAAAACAATAATTTAGGTTAACGAACTAAAACAGTTTATTTCCATTTTTAATGACAGGTTCCTATCAGATAAGAAAGATAATTCCAACTGGCTTAATCTAGTAATATTTAATTTTCTATTTACCTGCTCTATAATTAAGTTATCGGTACAGCAATATCGAAATTTAATTAGAAAGTGAGGCGAAAAATAATGGATACTCAATTAATCACAACAACTGTAAGTGCTATTACTCTAGTGACTGAAATTTTTAATGTTGCTAAAGAATTTAGTACACCTTATCGTAAATGGAAAATTAGAGCCAAAATTAAGGATGAACTGTACGAACAAGAGTATAGGAAATCTATCAATGCAAATATTTCTAAAGTTGCCGAAAACAATTTACAAGTACCAAATCCATCAATTGTTTTTCCAGCCATGAGTACTTCTTTCCTTTACATACATGAAGAAACTCTAAGAGAATTATTTGCCAAATTAATAGCTTCATCATTTGATAAAGATAAAACAAAACATTTACATCCAGGATTTATAGAGATTATTAAGCAATTATCTCCAGTTGATTGTAGAGTGCTCATGTACCTTCATGACAACCAATCTAAATTTGAAGTGATTACCGCTATTAAAGAAAAAAGCGATTATCCTATTTTAAACTGCGAATTGACAAAGGAATTTGGAATAGAACAAATTGCATTGTCTTTAACCAATTTAAAAAGACTTGGTATACTTGATATAAGTAGCTATCAATTTACAAAAAATCTAGTATTCTATGAAACAACAACAGATTATGATGACGATGAAGATGATACTAAATCTTTGAAAGTCAATCCTGAATTAGAAAAAACATTAATAACCAATGAATATAAGATTGTTAAATGTTCAGCATATCTAACACAATTGGGTAATAGTTTTTTAAAAGTGTGTATTGATTAATACATACTTTTTTTTCTAATATTTTTGATGTTATCCCTGATCTCTTTTACATCTTTATCTGCACTGTATATACTCGCAATTCCAAAGATTACTCCTGTGCAATTTGAAATTACCACAACAACAAATAATCCTATTAGATTCATTTTTTTTGCTCCATTATTTCTAAATTTCTCCTAGCACTTTCCAATAACTTACTTGTTTCTTTTAGATATAGGCTCATTAACGCTACTCCTGTTATCAAACAAGACAGAACCGATACAGCAAACGACACAATACAAATTACAATTATTGTCATAAATTCCTCCTTATAGGTGTATCCCATTATCATTAATTTTTCTCATTTAGCATTTCATTTCATTTATTTTTTTGAAACAATTCATACTTTCCATTGAACAAGTTACTCATTTTTATGTAATCAACATAATTTCCTTCTTGATCAACAAGCTCTAATTCAGGCATTCCTCTTTTTCTACATTCATTACACATGCAAATGTAATTCACTTTGTAGATCTGATTACCATCTTTTACGAATAAATCCATTCATGAAGCTCCTTTTATAGGTGTATCCCGTTGTCATTAATTTTTTCCATTTGATTCCCTAATGATCATTAATTTATTTTACCAATGCACTACTTTTAAACCGTAGTTTTGCGTAAAAAAATTAATACCTACAATTTAACATCCCAATAGGAATATTATAGATGTCTGACATTTTAATTAATGTATCCCAATTTGGTTTTGTTTTACCATTTTCATAATTTTGCAATGTTTTTAATGAAATACCAATAAGTTTAGCAGCATCTTTTTGTAATAATTCAGCATTCACTCTAGCCGCCTCTAATGAAATACGAATTTGAATCCTATCTTCACTTGTCATATATCTCACCTCCTGCTTATACGATACTACTTTTAAACCGTAGTGTCAACTTTTAAAAAGTAGTTTTTTCCATTTTTTATTGCTTTAACTACTTTTAAAGAGTAATATAATGGTAGGTGGTGAATAAAAAATGAGTGATGATGTAAGAAATATTTTTCAAAACAATTTGTTAAAATATATGAAAATAAATGGCAAAACACAAACAGATATATCCAGAGACTTAAATATTAGTCTAACAACTGTATCTGGTTGGTATCATGGTATAAATTTTCCTAGACCTGATAAAATGCAACTTCTTGCTGACTATTTTCATGTAAATGTAGAAGATTTAATTAGAGAAAAAAATGATTCATCAATTATTGAATCAAAAAAAGAAAAAACTATTCGTGCTATTAGAAGAGCTTCTGATAATATGACTGATGAAGATTTAGATAAAATGATTGATTTATTATCAATTGCATTCAAGGAGGCATTTAATGAAAACGAAAAATAGCCTTATGCCTGAAAAACCTAGATATTTCGAAGTAAGAAAATTAGCCATAGATACTCTTCTTTCTTGTAAATTTGCATTTATTCCTGTTTCTCCAGCAGGAATAATGCTGCAATTATTTAAAGGTAGAATTGCATTTATGACTTACAGTAAACTTGCTAATATAAAAAAATGTTCTATTGATAAGATATCGGCAGAATTAAAAACAAAAGATGGTGTAACACATAAGATCAATGAAAAATATTTAATAATCTATAACGATACTATTCTAACTGAAGAAAGACAACGATTTACACTTGCACATGAATTAGGACATATTATATGCGGACATTTTGAACTTGAAGAAGATTTAATACATTTACCTGATTATAAGCATGAAATATTAGAAAAGGAAGCAAATGCTTTTGCATCAGAACTGTTAGCACCTACTTCTTTATTGCAAATTCATATCGGTGCAGGAAACATAACTTCGTGGCATGGAGTAAAAGAAAACTTTAGTGTTTCTTGCCAAGAAGCACAAATATTATTTAACAGAGTATATTATCCTTCAAATAAGGAAATTGCACTTTATCGTTGTGATGAAATCTTAACTAGTTTAATATTTATGCAAAAAAACACTCTAGCGCCAACTAGAGTGTCAAGCAATAGAAAAGCATGAATACTATTGCTTAATCTTAAAGTGATACACCAATATCACTAGTAAAAAAACCTAACCAAAAGCCCTTTTACACATTGGATTTTATCATATCAAGCATAAATAAATCAAATAAAAAGGAGGAACAATTTATGAATGAACAAGAAAATCAACTCTATGAAGAATTAAGAGAAAATGCAATGAAGTGTAATGAATTGATGGATAAAATATATTACAAGAAGCTTCAACCAAAAGAATTAAAATTAGAATACAAAAATTTGAAAAATAGTTGTAAAAATAGACTTTCACAAATCAAAAAATTTGGAAAACCAAATGGTGTTCAACAAAATATTTTTGATACATTCATTAGTAGTTATGAAGAAGCCTTGATTTGGGGATTTTCCGAACCAACTAATGGTAATTTAGAAAGAATGATTCATGCTTTAGAAGAAGCAAGTTATAAGTTTACAAAGTATATAGATTGATACTAATTAGGAGGAATGATAGATGGATAATAATGAATTAAAAGAAAAATTAGTAGAAAAAAGCATTGAAGCTTTTATACTTGGATTAGAAATATACAATAAGCCTACTATTAAATATAGAATTGAAGGATTTAGTTTCTTTATCTGCAATGCTTGGGAATTAATGCTCAAAGCAACATTGCTAAAGCGCAATGAAAGTATTTATTTTTCAGATAAACCAGATAGAACATTAAGTTTAGAAAATGTTGTTCGAAAAATATATACAGATAAAAATACACGTATTCGATTAAATTTGGAAAAAATAATAGAACTTAGAAATATCAGTACGCACTATATTACTGAGGATTACGAAATAAAATACGCTCCTCTTTTTCAAGCATGCGTTTTGAACTTTGTTAATGAGATTCAACGATTTCATGATGTTGATATTACTGAACATATTGCACAAAATTTTCTCACAATTTCGGCAAGATACGAACCTTTATCTAACGAAGAGATACGACTTAAATATTCTCCTGAAATTGCAGAAAAATTAATCAAACAAGCAAATGAAATTGATGTGTTAAGTAATACTTACAATTCAGATAAATTTGCTATTAATATAAAACAAAATTTATATATTACTAAGAAAAAATCTGAAGCTGATTTTGTCGTAGGTATCGACTCTGGTGCTGATGCGAAAGTAACGATGGTAAAAGATTTAAAAGATCCTTCTGATACACACAAATATTCTTACAACAATGTTATTACTGCGATTCAAGAACGTTTGAAAAAACAAAACATTAGATTAAATTACAAATCTGGTTTCAATCAATATGTTTTAAACTTAGTAATTGATTTTTACGACATAAAACATAATGTTAAGTATGCTTACGAGCACATCATAGGAAACCAGCGTTCTTATACATATTCTCAACAATTTATTGATTTTATTGTTACAGAAATAAAAAAAGACCCTCAAAACTATGTTGAGAGTCTAAGAAAAAACATTAAAAAAAGATAACCCCAGGCACATAGGAATGCTCAATATAAATATCTACCCCATTATGGGACCCAGTGTATTTCCTTCACAAGTTATCTACTTATATTATATACAAAAATCAAAAAAAAACAACCTATTTTTTAACAGGTGAAATTTAGAAAAAAAACAATTTTTTCAATAGTTTTTATTAGTAAAACGTATTAAAGCATAAAAAAATTACATAAATTTATGATTTTAACAAATTTATTCAAATAATTTAATTACGTTTAACTAGTAAATTTTTATAAAAAACTCCCCTTGCTACCAACAAAAGGGAGTTAAAACAAGGTACTACCAATACCTTAAAAATAAAATGACCTACCAAAGTCCTTTTACGTACTCAATTTTACCACATAGAGCACGTTCAAGGCAAATTAAATTGAAAGGACGTGTTTTTATTATGCCTAGAAAAACAACATATAAGCGTAGACCCAATAATAGTGGTACGGTAGTAAAACTATCAGGTAAACGTAGAAAGCCCTACTGTGCCAAAATTTCAAGTGAAGAACGTGACATAGTTACAGGAAAAAAGAAACAAGTAACTATTGGTACTTTTGAAACTGAATTAGAAGCATTAAACGCCCTATCACTTTATCATTTAACTGTTAATAAACAAATTAACGATAAAGAAGCAAATGAATTATCTCCTGATATATTTAATAAAGTCAAAGAGAAACATGATAACAAAGTACCAACATTTAAAGAAATATTTGATATCTTAAACAAAGAAGAATTTTCTTTATTATCAAGTTCAGCACAAACTGGTTACAATTCATGGATCAAACATTTCAAACAAATATATGATAGAAAAATTACAAATATATCCTTACAAGATTTACAATTTGTATTTGATAATGACAAATGTGGAAAAGGTACAAAAGACCACATGAAAATACTTTGTACAAAAGTTTTCAAATACGCTGTCATTCATCAATATATCAGTCGTGATGAAGATTATACTGAATTTATTACTTGTGGAAAAAATCAGGAAAGTACAAAACATTATGCATTCTCTATGAATGAAATTAAACGTATTAGAGATGATAATAGTGATATAGGTAAAATTATACTCATCTACATTTTTAGTGGATTACGTGCAAATGAATTGCTAAATATTAATAGAAAAGATATACATATAGATGAAACTTGCAATGATGATGGTATTGAAAGAAAAGTATCTTACTTTGTAACTGGTTCGAAAACAGATACAGGTAAAAATAGAATTGTACCAATCCATAACTTTATTAAACCTTATGTAGAAGAATTGTTGCTATGTAAAGGAAAAAGATTAGTAGATAGAACTTATAGTAGTTTAAAATATAGTTTTTTTGAACCTTATATAAAAGAAATGAAAATGAAACATACTATGCATGATACAAGAGTAACATTTACTACTCTTTGTCAATTGAATAATGTTGATGTATTTTGTAGAAAAAGAATACTAGGACATAAAATGAAAGATATTACCTTCGATACTTATACCGATACGATTATTAATAGATTATATGTTGAGATAAACAAAATCAAGGCTTAAATATTTGTTACTTATTTGTTACTAATTACGTACCTTTAGTAATATTTAATCATCCAAAAGCCTTGATATTACGTCATTTCTACTACAAATTTATTTCATAATATGAAACATAAAAAGAGAAGATTTAATAATCTCCTCTTGTATGAAATTCTTTTTTGTTTCCAGTTACTTGATGTCTTTCTTTAAGTTTATTTTGAATATCTTCTAAACTGACACCTCGATCATTCATTAAAACAAAAGTGTGGAATAATAAATCAGATATTTCTCCAACCAATTCTTCTTTATTATCATTTTTTGCTGCAATAATTGTTTCGCTTGCCTCTTCACCTACTTTTTTACAAATCTTATCAACCCCTTCATTCAATAAGTAATTTGTATAAGATTTTTCAACTGGATGAATCTTACGATCAGCAATTGTTTTTTCCAATTCTCTAAAAATATCTCTTGCATCATAAGCTTGTACTTCATTAAAGAAGCATGAATAAGCCCCAGTATGACAAGCCGCTCCTGTTTGTTTGACATAAATCAATAAAGTATCTAAATCACAATCTAAATACATTCCTTTAATATCTTGAAAATGTCCTGATTCTTCTCCTTTATGCCATAACTTTTGTCTGCTTCTTGAATAAAAAACAGTTTGTTTAAGTTCTAACATTTTATCATAAGCTTCTTCATTGACATAAGCTAACATTAATACTTCTTTTGTTTGATAATCTTGGACAATTGCTGGAATTAATTCCATTTTATTAAAATCTGGTCTCAT